TAACAACACTTGGTGAAGCAGTTACTGCTTGCTGACCTATTCCCATATACAATAAAGTTGTATTTTGTTGTGGTGCTGAACCAGACGAATAAACAACAAACGAACCACTAATCAAATATTTTGCTCCACTTACGATTGTTATATCTAACTGCCTACACTTTGCTATACCTACTGACAAACTAATAGCACTCGCAGTTATATTACTTTGAACACTGGGAGATAATGCTGCTGCTGGTAGTGCTTGCCAAGTTGGAGCAGATGAAGCACCAGTGCTTGTTAATACTTGACCGCTTGTTCCAGCAGAACTATTTATTGTCACATTACCATTTATATTAGTTGTTTGTGTTGCTCGTCCTAATGATACTCCAAGACTTGCTGACGCTTGACCTATTGATACTGGTGTTCCAGAAGCGTCTAAACCACCGCTATTTATTATACCAAAATTACCCATATCTATTGCTCCACTTGATACGCCACTTGCTGAAATGTATGGTGTTGGTAGTGCTTGCCAAGTTGGAGCAGATGAAGCACCAGTGCTGGTTAATACTTGTCCGCTTGTTCCACTTGTCCCGTTTATTCTAACATTTCCAATCAAATTGGTTGGTTTTGTCAAACGTCCTACATTTACACCAGTCGTAGTAATGGTGCCTACTCCTATTTCAGTAGCATTATCTATGACGGCACAATTGTCTATAAAATTACCACCCATATTAACGGAACCACTTGCTACACCACTTGCCGAAATGTATGGTGTTGGTAGTGCTTGAAAAGTTGGTGCGGTTGAAGCACCTGTGCTGGTTAATACTTGACCGCTTGTTCCACTTGAACTATTTATTTGAACATTGCCTAACAAATTGGTTGTTTGTGCTGACCTTCCTACATTTACACCAGTAGCAGTAGTTCCACCTAATGCTAATGCTGTCGCACTATCTACACGAGGACAATTTGTTATAGCATTAGCACTCATATCTATTGCTCCACTTGCTACTCCTGTTGCCGAAATGTATGCTGGTAATGCTGTGCCGTTATTTTGTAGTGTTCCCAATACATTTGTAATTTGACCTGTTGCTCCTATTGTTAATGTTGCTGCTCCATTAGCAAGTGTTGGTGTTGTAATAGAAGTTGCTGACAAATTATTTACACCACTAATACTTTGATTACTTGCGACACTTCCAAATCCTAATACAGTAGATAGTGTAGGTTGTTCGCTTATATTTTGTGGGTTCAATATGAGTTCCTGATTACCTTGTTCTAAACAAATACCTACCTTACTCATTATAAAATTGACTTGATTAACTGACGAACCAGTAGAAGTTCCTACTGCTACTGCTAATACCTCTTCTGTTGGTAAATATTGTCCTCGGGGACTGGGTTGAACTGGCGACAAAATCATGCTTCCCAATATGTGTCCGTATGGAAATGGGTCTGGTTGAGTTCCAGTAATATTCATAAACGAACAGTATGGAGTTGCTGCTGCTGGGGTAAAGTTTGGTATATAAGTTGCGACAGAGTGTGCAAACCCTGGAATAACGTCATTTGTTCCTATTGGTTTGGTATAAATAGAAATGTATGGTAGATTGTCATTACTTGTTGTAGTAATATTGATATAGTTCATATACAATCCTCTTACGTCTCCTACGGTCATAGCATAATCAGGAGCAAAATACCAAGAAATATTTCTTGCTACAACAGAATTGATAAAATACCAACCGTAATATTGATATGATTGAATTAATGCTGTGGTTGGAGGAGCAGGAGGATACTGAAAGTATGGACTGGTTGTTGAAATATAGTATTCCAATGTGCTTACAATTGGATAATTACTTCCTACATAATCTACTATATCTCCGTAGTTAATAATATCGGTATTTGCTGGTGTTGGATTGCTTGGTGTGGTTGGAGGTAATACGAAATTGTTTGTTCCAGTCCAAGTATTATTGCTTGATAAAAGAGTTGTTCCTGAATTGAGTGTAGTCTGTAAAAATGAATAAGAAACGCCTTCGTAATAAGTTGTTAATACAACCGTATTATTATGGGTTGTCTGTCCGTATATTTTTATATATACTCGGTCGGTTAATGCTAATGTAATTGTGGTTGATATTGTCAAACTCATACTATACGAAGTTGGGTTGTTTGTATTATTAATATCTCCACTTAAACCACTTGTTCCTAATAATACGTCTGCTCCTACGGCAGGTCGTTTCCATAATTCAAAATAGGTATTTGTGCTGTCTTGTGCTGTATCTACCAAAGCATACAGAAATAAATCCCATAAACCAATAGGTATTTCTGTAATGCCAAGAGGTGCTGTAATGAATTGAGAAAGTAAAAATGGGGAATTAGTGGTTAGATTTATTGGAACTGTTTGTTGTGAGGCACTATCTACTAATGGTGATAATTCTTTGAATGTTGTATATGTTGGGTCAGTATTGCTGTAATTCATAAACAAATTGAACCCTCCGCTGTATTGACCTACAAGACTATCTACATATCCTTTTGACGCTGCGTCATTGCCCAAAATTGGTTCTGGTATATGAGGAGGAGATACGAAGTTTGCTTGACCTGTTATTTGAATATCAGTTGCCGATATATCTAATGTCCCACTTGTTGAAGTAATGTCGTATGTTCCCATATTCAAATTGCTTGTTGCTGTGCCAACCCAACCACTACTCGCTGGTGTTGTCCAAGTAAAACTATTATTTGTTCCTCCGCTTGTAAGAACTTGTCCTGCGTTTCCTGCTCCGCCTCGTATAAGCAGTTCATTAAAGTTTAAATCTAAATAACCATTTGCTGTTCCTTCCTGTGTTATGGTTAAATTATTACTACCGCCAGTAGATAAACCAATACTCCACCCGTCCCCTTCAAAGACAGAATTAAAAGCAAGTGTAGTATTAGTCAATGATAATTCATTTGTGTTTTCAGTGCTTTTAAGAGTTAATTTACCATTGAGGTCATTTTCATTTTGTAGATTAACCAATTCAGTTTGTGTTGTTATATCATACATTTTGAGGAAATTTGCGTTCAATTGTAGTAAGTCTTTACTTTCTTGATTTAATATTTGCTGATAATTTAATATGTGTTGTCCTAATATTGTTGTTTGACTATCGTCTCTATCTTGTTGGTCTGTTTTAATTGATATTGTTTGATTATTTATTGTTGTTACTGGTTCAGGATTTTCAGGAAAATCGTTATTTTGTAATGATAATGTTATACCATTAGCAGATATTGTTGTGCTATTATTATCACCTGTTTCTGTGTCAGTTTGACCTAATCCTATATCAGTTGCCGACATATAATTTGAAACTAATGAATTTGCTGGGTCAATAATGTTTATAGACATACTATCCATATTAAGTGCTGTTACTTGTGACAATGGGTCTAATGGGTCTGGAACTGACATAACTAAACTTCCGCTATTTAAAGTAAGAGAATTTGTTAAATCAAGCGACTTACTTACAATAACTGTATCTACAATTTCAGCAGTTGAACCAACACCACCGCATACTTCTTGTAAAGTTTGATTGCCTCCTGCTGCGTCTGCCCATTCAAATTCATTATCAACTGCTGTCCTTGTAAGCACTTGATTTTCTGTTCCAAAACCATTTATATAAAATCCGTTTGGTGATAATTCTAATTGTCTTGTTGCTGACTTTAATATTAAGGTGGGTGGTTGTCCTGTATAGTTGTTTAATCTCGCCCATACACCGTCTGGTTTATCAATTGATATGTGGTCTATATCCATTGTGGAATTGGGAGCATTTGAATTATCTGGATTATAAAAATCAAGTTGGTTATATCGTAAAACAGATTGACCTATACCTGTTATACTTGGATTAACATTTACATAAAAATTTGCTTGGAATTCATTAATATTAGTCATATTATTACCATTTGCGTTGCTTCCCTCAGTTAATACTTCTGCTATTGTTCCAACTCCTCCGCCTCCGCCAGTCCCCCAAGATAAATTGCCGTTTTCGCCACCGCTTAATAATACTTGTCCTGACGTTCCATAATCTCCGTCTAAACTTATACGATTGCCACTATTATCGCTCCTAATAGTTATAAACTGTGTTGGATTGCTGATTGTTTCTCCATTTTGTATTTGAACCGCATTATTTACATTAAGAGTTGTAGCGTCTGTTGCTTGTGTAAGTGCTTGAACTGCTTCTACTTTGGTTGTTAAATTTTCCCAACTAACAAGTGCTGGGTCTCCACTTGGAGGTTGATACGCAATACCAACTGCGTTAAACCCTACTCCGTCTGCCGATATTCCTATATTTTGTGAAAGTGTAAGAGCAGAAGCACTAATAGTAGTTCGCACGCCAGTTCCGTCTAAAAATGTCAATTCACCCTGTGGTTCAGGAAAATCTACATAAGTTCCTGGTGTAGGAGTAGGAGGTGTTCCACCGCTGACTATTGCCGTTTTAGACGCTGAAAACAATGCCGAGTTGAATATGTCGCTTTGTATTAATGGTGGAGGATATACTGCCATTTATAATATGAATAGAAAATTAATTTATTCTTACAAACTTACAAGCGTTATTTGCCAAATTAAGATACGGACTTGTGAAAGCACTTCCAGGTAGTGCGGACGGATTAGAATTTACACTATATGTTCCTGCAACTGTTCCAGTGTTAGTTTTATTTACTAAATTAAGACAGAAACCTACATATATAGTTCCGTCGGCGGAGGCAGGAAAAATAGTTGAAGCGTGTGCTTCTATAAAACTTTGACATATAAGATTGGTATTTGTATATGCCGAAGCAAGCACATTACCTCTTACAGAATTACCTCCTCCGCCTGCTTCATTTCCTATAAACCAAAAATTACCAGCACCGCCCAAATTAGAACCATTAAACCCATATTGAAAATCTGCCGTATTTGTAAAACCAGCAGACATAAATCCTAATTGAAAATCAATAAAATAAGTAGCACCGCTTACAAATCCAGTAAAAGCAAGACTTATTACTGAACCTCCTGCACATGCTCTACAATTATTAGTAAAAAAATTACCAGGTGTATAAATGATTGGTCCAAAAACATTTATTTTTGTTTCTATAAGAGTTACTTTTGTAGTTAGGTCTTGTAGTGCTTGTGCTATTTCTGCGTCTGTGCCTCCTTGTGCCGCCAATGATATACTTTCAAACTTTGTTGGGTCAAATATAGCGTCTATTTCCGTAGGTGGTTGATAATTTGCCATTTATATATATATATAAAATTATAAACCATTGCCTATCCTAAACTCGCTTATACTTGAACCTATATATGTATTAGCATTTCCTGGTGGTCCAACTATATATGTTGTTCCGTCTGCCGTCCAACATTGTATATATATATATACTACGGCAGTCGTATTGTAATCAATAAAAAAAGCAAAAGTTCCTAAAAGAGGAACAGTAGAAAATTGGTTTAATTGAAGACCACCTCCATTGTCTCTGCTATAATATGGGTCGTTCCATACTATATATTGTTGTGGCACGCCACCAACAGAAAGAAACATTATACATTTAGTAAATGCGGTTGTTGTTGCCGACTGAGGATACACTCCAACATTCCATAACCATAAACCTCCTGCTCGTGTTGCTGCTGCTGACGTAGTATTATAAATAAGAGTTGCTGTTCCAGAAGTAATTTTAGTTGCTTGCGTAGCAGGTTTTACTATTGATAAATTTACAATACAGTAATACGCCAACCAAGCAGCATACAAATTTAAATCTGCCTGTAATGCTGCTAATTCTGTTGTTATGTCGCCAACATTTACGGCAACTATGTTTGTTATTGTTAAAAACTTAGTTGGGTCAAATATTGGATTAAAATCTTTTGGTGGTTGTCTTGCCGCCATTTATATATATATAAGATTATTGTATATAGGGATTTGTCCCACTTACAAAAGTAACTATTGGAACTGCTATTCCTTGTCCTCCACCAGGAGCGTTTGTATTTACAAATGCAGAATATGTTGTAGCAGTTGTTGAATATAATTGTGATACTATTGTAAAAGTAGTAGGGGCAACCGTTATATTAAAAATATAACTTGTATTAAAACAAAATTGAGTAAGTGTTCCATTTGTATTATCTTTTGTATTATAAAAAAGACGACATTGTTGTAAATTAGCATTCGCATATTGTGAAGAATATGGATTACAATTAATCCATACTGCCATATACTGCCAAGCAATACCAGCAGGAATAGTGAAATTAATTGTAGCATTTATATAATAAATACCAATAGAAGACGCAGGTGATAAATTATATATAGTATTTGGAATACCAGACGCAAGTCCAGTTAAAGGGACATTATTATCATAAAATATTCCAAAATCATTCAATATCGCTAATTCTGCGTCTGCTTGGGCATTTAAAGTAGTTATTTCTCTATTTATAGCGTCTGTGTTTGTATTACTACTTATATTTGCTGTTGGTATTTCTATAAACTTCTTTGGGTCAAATATTGGGTTCCAATTTGCTGGTGCTTGATAAGAAGTCATTTATATATTAGTTAGAATAAATTGTATTAATTTCTCCTCTTTTATATAAATGGCAGACGTTATTAATTTTTATGAAGAAGTGCCTAAACACATGCTTGATAATGCCGAGAACCCTAATTTTGATAAGCACAAAATGAAAATACCATTTCGTATGTGTGTGTCTGCACCGTCTGGGTCAGGCAAAACCAACTTTGTATTAAATCTTATAAAAAAGTTTAGTGAAGGCGGTGGAACATTCAAAAATATTTATATCATTACTCGTAATAAAGACGAACCCTTATACAATTACCTTCACAAACTTTGTAATGAAATTATTATTAAAGAAGGCATGTCTTCTCTCCCCATTTTAGATAAAATGGATAAAAAAGAAAATACATTAGTTGTATGCGACGACCTCTTGCTTGATAAAGACCAAACACCTATTATCAATTACTATATCCGTTGTCGTAAATTGAACTGTTCTATTGCTTACCTATCGCAGTCTTACTTTGATATTCCTTCTCTTATTCGTAAAAATTGTAGTTATATGGTTTTCTTAAAATTAGGAGGAGTGAGAGAAGTCAAAGACATTTTACGCAATTTTGGTCTTGGTTGTTCCAAAGAGCAACTCATTAATATGTATGAATATGCAACCAATGAGAAATTTTCACCACTATTTTTGGATTTAGAAGCAGAAAAAGGCACAAGCAAGTTCCGCAAAGGGTTTTTAGAAGAACTTGACCCCGCCGACTTTGGCGAAGAAGACGATTGAAATCAATACTCTAATTCGTTATATTTATATAAAGGAATATGCCCATTATATATATATGACTAAGTTTTCTAATGCTGACTTTCATGGCGACATTGTTTTAAAATTGGGTGTAATTACTGCTCACAAATGCGGACTTCACCCTCTTACTAAATTTAGAGATTGTCCGTCCAAACCTAAATATAATCGTATGCTAAATGAGTATGTAAACAGTTTAGGAGAAGATTGGGAAGCAACTATTACACGAGACTTTAACACCATAATCAATGAGGAAGTAATGAATGAAAATTTTGACCCTGCTAATATTCAAGTTGCAGGTCTTTCCACTACAAAAACATTACTTTTGACACCTGAGCAATACGAAGTAGATAAGGATACGCCAGCATTTCAAGAAGACCAAGGGTTTAAAATGGAAATTGTTGAAAAAACAGAAATGTTTTTCTCGCCTACTAATATAGAGAATGAACCCGAACTACCGAAAGACGGAGAAACAGAGAACAAATGTGAGGCACCAATACATGTCCAATCTTGCTCTGGAAGCGAGCAACAACCAGAAGAACTTCAATGCAAACCAGATTTATAAAGAAACTGGTGCTTCGCCCAACCAAATTACAGACAAAAGGACGACAACTGATAAATATGCTGGGACAGAGGGTATGAAGCAGTTAGTTCGGGACACCCTTTCTGGTGCGGAGTTTATGAACCAAATTGAGGCGGCGGATTGTGTTAAACTTTTTAGTGGAGACGACGTTGATTTCTTTTTAAAATATAAGTCATTCATTTTAACTGATTTTAAGGGTCGTGGTGTTCCTGCCAAAGTATTTTATGATTATTTACGCCGTCTTAAAGAAAAGCAAAATACTAATGCAGGTGTTGAATTTGGTTTAGCAGACAGTGCCAACCAAGCACTTTTAGAAAGTGTTGCTACTCATTTAGGAAATAGTGAAAAAGAACGATTGATTGGAGAAGCAATGACCAATTTTAGAGCAGGAGTTGACCCTAACCCACAATTAAAACGTCTTCATAAATTACTTATTAAATCACAAGCAGACTGGGAACGTGATAGTTTATCAGTTGACGAATTAAGGTTGCTACAAGCAGCAGAGGCAGCAGGTAATCTTAATGTTGTAGAAGTAAATAGAAGTCTTGCACAAGCAGGTCTTGCACGACCTACCGAACAAATATTAGACATGACGGGTCATTTATTACAACTTAAACAAGCAGGAGAAAGACAAGGCGGTTTAGACGCAGGACAAGTTGGTCAATATTTAGACGTAGGACGAGAACTATTAGACATAATGACTATAAGTCCAGACGATAAACAATTGCTTAGACAAGCAAAGCAACAAGTAGCACAAATAAAATCACAAATGGACGAAGAACAAAAATTAGCAGATAGAATAGCACAAGACCAAGAACGTGTAGAGGCAGAAGCATTACCAGCAAGAGAACAAATTCGTTTAGCACAAGAATTAGGTGCTGCTTCTGTTCCCAGATTAGAACGAGAAAAAGAAGAAGAAAGACAAAGACTATTTGAGGGTCGTGAAGCAACAAGACGAAAAGGTCAAAGAGAAGGAATTGCAGCATTTAGAGAACGAGAATTAGCACGAGGAGCAGCAGAAGCAGAAGCAGCATTTGCAGAACAACAAGAAGAAGAAGAATTAAAATTACAACAAGATATAGCAGAGCAAGCACGCTTTGGAGATATTACAGATATGTTTGGTAATCCACTTGTAAAAAAACAATTGCGACCACGAACAAACGAAGCAGCAGCATTTGCCGATTTTCCAGAAGACATACAAGAAGAAGCAACTAAATATGTGTATAAACATGGGCGAGGTTCTACTTTGGGAGAACGAGTAAATTCATTAGTTAAAATTATGAAACAAGATAAAAAAACAAAAAGACGTGGGTTTGATTTTGTTACAGACGAAGAAATTGACGAAGCAGCAAGAAAAACCGTTCAAAGTAATGACCAAGAATATACACCTTTTAAACAAATTCTTAGTGATATTTTTTTGCAAGAACAATCCAGAATAGCAGCAAATTATGAAAGAGGAAACCAAGCACGAGTTAGAGGATTTGGTATTGGGAGGAAACGCTCAGCAGTGGATAGGAGCGAAGGGTATAAGAAACCTCCCTCTTATAAACAATTGGGTCGGTATTTGGTAAATCACCACAAATTAGGTGAAGGTATTCTTATGGTTAAATCGCCCTCTGGTGCAGCAGTTAAACAAATACCTACTCAATCCGTATCGTCTCACTATGCCGACGCTCTTCATTATATAGCAAGTGGACATGCTCCGCCACTTGACCTATTTGAACGATTTAGCAAAGAGGAAAAGGCACACCTTCACAATGTCGTAAAGCATAGTCGTGTAGAAGGCACTGGGGTGCCAAACCCACAAAAAGAGGACGAAGACAAAGACATTAATCGCTTTCATATTTTAAAAGGAGAAATTATTGCTGGAAATGACAGCACACCACTTGCACGTGAGTTTAAAGGTCTTCTTATTAAATTAATGAGGCAAGGGCGTGTTCCTCGCAGGGAAGGCAATGAAATATTAGAAGAGTTGCTTCATTTAGGTCATTAAATAAAATTGATATACAAATTATTAAGATATAAAACATAAAATGTCTTATATCTGTAAATGTTGTGAATACGAGACAGTGCGAAAATTGAATTATGACCGTCATTTATTGTCTTCTAAACACATTAAAAAACATTTGGAAGTTCCAAACGACGGAAAAAAGGAAAACCCAGCATGTTTAAACCAAAAATTAATGGGAGAAATTAATATGTTAAATAGAAAATACACCAAACAGATAAAAAAATTGGAAGAGATAAATGCTTCACAAGCAATACAGATTTTGCAACTAAAAGAACAATTGCTCAACAATTGATTTTATAATAATTGTGTATTTCTTTTATAATTATTATCAGCACCAACTATAATCCCTGTATTTGTATAACATTCGTCTATTAATTTATTAAATTCATAAAGAGTTTTACCTATAATAATGTGATTTTCTGGAAAACGATTTTCAGTAACATATCTACACTTTTCATATCTTTGGTTCATATGTTCTATGTCTTTTTTATATTGGAGTTCTATCTCATTATTTATATGAAGTAATCCTTTATTAGTGTCCTTTAATAATTTATTTTCTTTTTCTAATAGTGCTATTTTTACAAGCAACTTACTATTAAATGACGTAATATTATCCTTTTTTTTATCTACAATACCATTTATCATTTTTATATGTTTAGGAGTATTAAGGTGTTTTGTAAGATTGGTTTTAAGATTAGTTGTGTAATTACAACATTCACATTTGTATTCCATTGTTATATATTATTACTTTATTACTTTAAGTTCTTTTTTTTATTACTTGAAAATATTTATTTATTATTACTAATATGATAAGGATATTATATAAATAAGTAGTTAAAGTAGTTATTATGGTAAGAAAAGTAATAATAGGTTTTTTACCAAAAGGTTTTATATAAAAAATATTTTTTTAAAAATTTTAAAAATTAATTTTATAAGAATAGAAATAGACATTTTTATAAAAAAGGGGGGTAATAGCGGTTATAAGTAATAAAAGTATTAATTGTTATTGGATTGCAGTGATTATAGTATTGATTTAAATATGGCGAGGGGTATAAGTATTAGAGTTAGTGCCGACCATATTTAAGCGTCCGCCATACGAGCGATTGGCATGTTTTCCCCTGATAATTTCGCCACTGTGTTCTGTAAGTGGGTTATAAGTGCTTGCACGAATGGTATGAGTTCTTTTACTGTCAGGTGTAAGCAATGATACTAAATCTCTACTTGACCTAATAACTTCTTCATTTTTACGGACTTTTTCGTGTTTAGAAGCAGGATTGACTACTATTGCTTTATTTACCAGTCCAGCGTCGTTTAAGTGCCGAATAGTTGCCCCCGATTGCGAATGACCTACATTTGTAACATTTTCCGCACCATACTTGCGGTTTGCCTCTTTCTGTGTTTGTTTGGCATGCTTGTAACGGTCAGTATATTTATAAGTTCCAGTTAAATAGGCAAGATTATTAGTCCAGTCCGCCAAAGTCCCTTTTGTGCCTCTATTAGCGACAACCGTTTTTCCAGTGTCAGGATTGTAATAAACTTTTGCTTTACGAGACGATAAATCCTCATCCAATTTATACCCGTCAATATTTTTTGTAGTTCCTTTTTTATCTTCATAAGAACCTTTAACAAATTGTTTAACTTGGTCGCCAGTGATTGCTCGTCCTCGCATATATTTTATTACAATATTTTTTTATAGGAATAATATAATGGATTACAGTGTAGAATTAGAACCTCAAACATGTGTTGGAGGAGCATATTCTTGGAAAGTAGCACACCCAAATAGGTCTTGGAATATTCCACAAATGAAGTCGCAACAACCACCATTTATGGCGGGTGGTAATCAAGTTCCATTCTTTTTAGGAGTAAAAGGAAACTGCTGTATAACCCCTAAACCAGCAAACGAAGTATACGGTCTTTACCAGCGAACACTTAATCAAGCAATAATGACGGATAAAACACCATAAATTTATCTATTCTTAATATATAAAATGGTGGCAACTATTGTTTTGAACCAAGCAAATGTTATTCAGGACGGAGCAAATAACAAATTAGTTTATAACTTCCCTAACTCCGTAGCATTTCCAAATCACGAAATAGCAATTCAATCTCTCTATATGTATTATTCTTGGGAGAATATTAATGCTTCACCACTTAATAATAATGTTTTTTATTTGTATTGGGTTACTGCTCAATATACAGCAACTTCACCAGCATTTCAATCAGCAGGAGCAATTAAGGTCACAATTCCAGACGGTCTTTATGAAGTTGCAACACTTAACCAATATCTTCAATGGTTTTCAATCAAATATGGTTATTATTTAATCAATGACCAAGGAGAGAATGTGTATTATTGGGAGGCAATTGTAAATCCAGCATTGTATGCTATACAAATTAACACTTATCCAGTGCCAACTGCTTTGCCTGTTGGTTGGACTGCTCCTACGGCAAATGCTACATACGGAACTGCTGCTTTTGCTGGTTTTAGTCCAGGTTCCGCAGTGTGTCCTACTATATATATACCACTTGCAACAGTAAATAATTTTTATAAAATATTAGGATTTAATCCTGGTGCTTATCCACCTATTGCTACTACTACTAATTACTCTGTCGTATCACAAAACGCACCAGCAGTCCAACCAAATCCAGTTGTCTTTTTAACACTTTCTAACATAGAAAACAATTACGCAAATCCTTCAAGTATTTTAGGAGTAATTTCTCCACAAGTTGGTTTTGGCGAATTAATACAAGAAGTTCCCCCACAATTCGCATGGAACAAGTTGCTTCCTGGAACATACAACTCTTTACGCTTATCATTTGTTGGAACAGATAAATCGCAGATTAACATACTTGACCCACAAATGACTATTACACTTGTTATTAGGGACAGAAAAGACGCAGAGAATACTGCTATAACTGGTGGTAAATCGTAAATTTAGGGTAATTAATTTAGGAGAATATTTTATATGAATACTGATTACATTACTGCTACTTATCTTAACAAGGTATATGACGAGTTGGCAAGGGAGCATTACGCACTTATGATAAAAATGAAAGACAACAAAGAAGAGAAGTTTAAGAAGAATGAGGCGTTGTATTTTAAACAAATTAACCTATTTACTCGCATTATGAATGATATAGTCAAACTTCGTAACGCACGAGAAGAATTAGAGAAGAAAGAGATTGCTTAATATATATTATTTTCTAATAATAATATATATGACACACCGAACAAATCCACACATTTATACTTGCGGTCGTATGCTTTGTCGGGGTCGTGCACACATGAAAGGAGCAGGTATGGGGTCGGTATTACTAAGTGTAGGAGGTCCAGGCGTAGGGTCGTCTTATAGTTCGCCAGAGGAATACAAAGAAATTACTGGACGCACAATTCCAACTGGTATGGGTTTAGGGGCAGGTTTAAGCAATAAATTACAGAAGTTAATGGTTAAACCTTTGGAAAATCGTCCCAAAATGAATATTAGGTTCTAATCTCAATTTATTTTCTTTTATTATTCTATAAGAATGGCAAGCGACCAAATTGTTCTTGATATGGCGACACAAACCGAAGGAAACGCAGCAATTTTTACCAAGAAAGATTGGTTATCTATCCTTGACAACCAGAACAAGTCTTACAACGGTTCGCAGTCAGTCATTGACACTTCGCAGTTGGCAAACTCCAATAAATACATGAACTACCGTGAGGCATATCTTACCATTCCTCTTACTCTTGCTCTTTCCACAAACTCTTACGTTACAGGAGCGTCTGGTGCTGGTGCAGTTGCCAACTCTGTATGGAACCCAACCAGCGGTCTTTGCAATCAGGCAATCGGTTTAAAGAACTGGTATGGTTCGGTAGTTCACTCTTTTACACTTGATTACAACGGCACCACAATAATTCAGCAAACTCCTTTTATTGGCATGTGGAACACCTTCAAACTTATGACTTCTCTTTCATTTGAGGACCTTCGCACACAGGGTGGTATGATTGGTTTTTACCCTGATAATGCTGGCAATGTATCTCAACTTAACCCAAACACATTCCTTACTAACGGCGTATTTAGTCCTGTTGGATACGGCACTTGCAACAGTTCTAACGGTCCAAGCATTACTTCTTTGCTTGGTGGTCTTGGTGGTGGCGGTGCTGCTGTTCCTGTTCCTCAACCCATTATGGATACTTGCGACCCTCTTAACTACAACTCTGGACTTCTTCAACGCCAACTTTGTTGGTCGGTAGATAGTAATATTCCTTTGGGTTCAAATGCTTATAATGTTGCTGCTGGCAATTCTCGCACAGGTCAATTTCCTCTTTCGTCTACTATTAGCGACGCAAATCTTAACCAACTTTGGGACAGCAAAGTAATTCAGCAAACAGACCAAATTGCTGCTGGTGGTATTTCTACTGGTGCAGGCATTATTCAGTGGGGCATTCTTGGTATGGTTTACCTTAAACACCTTCATTCGTTCTTTGAGCGTGTTCCTCTATTAAAGGGTGTTTTCATGAAACTTACTGCCAACTTTAACCAGACAAGCGTTCAATTTTCAATGACTAACTCTTCTGTTGCTGCCACAACTGGTCAAACACTTTCTGTTGATAATTACATTCCTGCTTTCTGTGGCACTGCTGCAACTACTACAAGTGCTGCTGCTATATCGGTTGTATCTCCTCTTGGTGGCGTCAATCCTATTATGGTATGCTCGGCAGAGCGGTCAAATGCTCTTGGTGCACCAAGTGGTGCTTACCCTCTTATGCTTACCGTTCCATCTGGTTCTGCTGCTGGTCTTATTCCAACAACTGCTGTTATTGGTGCTGCCGCTACTACTGCTACTAACGTTCGTCTATTCACTGCTTCGCTTTCGGTCGGTCAAACTGTTCTTTCTCAGGCACACCAACCTCTTGGCACTGCTTCTTTCCAGACTAATCCAATTGGCGGTGGTTCGGTTATGCTTAACTTGCCTGCTTATACATTTAATCCAGTTTTTGAGAGTTCGTATTTGTCGTCTCCTGTAAAGAAGATTGTATATACTGACGTATATCAATATCAGGTCAATAGTGTATCTGGTGCTTTTAATAATCTAATCACAAACGGCATTGCGAATATTAAGAGCGTTTTAGTTTTACCATTTTGGTCTGCTGCTGGAAACGGCGGTCTTTCTCCTTTCCTTTCGCCATTTGACCCCGCTGGTGCTGGTCCAACTTCGCCAATGGTTCAGTTCTTACAGTTCAATATTCAAATTTCTGGGCAGAACGCAATCTACAACACCGAGCGTTATGTTTACGAGCATTTTGCCAACCAGTTTAAGGGTTGCGGTGCTATTAATGGAGGTCAGGAAGACGGTCTCACAAGTGGTCTTGTTGGGTTTAACGAGTTTATGCGTGAGTATTGCTACTACTATGTCAATTGCGGACGCATGCTCCCAGTTGAAGAGGCAGTCCCTAAGTCGGTCAATATTATCGGCACTTGTGCAAATGTTCGGGCAATTGATATGTATATCTTTGTTGAGTATGGGGTGGAAGTTTCGGTAGATATTCTTACTGGCGCGAGGGTTTAAATCAATTCTTTACTCTTAATTTTGAGATAATGCATATTTTTTTCTTTTAGTAATATAAATGCGTGAAATTATGGTTAGTATGTCTCCCAGACAAAAGTCAGCACTTCGTAAAGGTCTTAAAGTTAGACTTAAAGGAGGCGACGTTCCTCTATTTGTAGATACAGACAATTACGACCGATTTAGCAAATCATTTTTAAAAGGAAAAGGAATACAACACTCTATGTCGCCCGCAGAAATTGCACACAATGAAGGTATGGGTATTTTAGGTAAAGCAAAGAAAATGGGAAAAGACACTGTAAAAGGTCTTAAAAAAGGGACAGCAGTTGCTAAACAAGGTTTAGAAGAACGAGTAGCACCAAAATTAAAACAAGTAGGTCAAACTACTCTTAATGTAGGTAAGAAAGCAGCACGTAAAACATTAAAATACGGAGGCGATTATTTTGACGAACTTGGTGCCGTAGCAGGTGCTGCCGCAGCAACCGCAGCAGGAAACCCAGAACTTGCTCCTGTCACATCCGTCATGGGTAGAGAACTGGGACGTAATCTTGCCGAGCAGGGCAATCAACACATGGATTTGCTCAGGACACACAAACAAAGAGCAAATCAACCCCGTTCTCGTGGTCCTTCACAGGACCCAGTGGGTGCAGCGAATAAAGGTTCAGCAATGGCAGATATGGCAGCAGCGAGCATAGACGCAATGAGATACAGAAGTCGTGATAATCAAGCACCAAGTCCTCTAATGAGTGGCAGTGGTCTACACGAAATCGGTTCAGTCGGTGTAAGTGGTAATCTAATTACTGACCCTGCTGCCCTAATGTCTCAACCTTATTCCTCAAATTGGCAATTTAGAGTAACACTTCCACCTGCTTATGCAAACATTAGCAAACGAGCAGGAGGCAAAGGATTGTATGCCTCAGGTGGTCAAGGATTGTATGCCTCAGGTGGTCAAGGATTGTATGCCACTCCACAATCTGCTCGCGGATTGTTCGCTGGCAGTTTAGGTGCTGGATTGTTTGCCTCAGGTGCAAATGGTTTATACGCATAATCTAATAATTAAAAATCATAAATAATATTATTAATAATATTTATGATTATTATATGAAAGGTGAAGGAACACGAGTATTTACTAAGCGTGGCAAATTAAAAAAAGAAACAAAACCAAAAAAAGAAAAGAAAAAACCAAAGGGTGTTGGACCACGAACTATTATAAAAAAAGAAGTAATAGAAATACCAAAAAACGAAGTAATAGAAGTTCCAAAACCACGAGGCAGACCTCGCAAAGAACCTGCTTTTGTTCCATTCGTTTTTAATCCACCTCCTTCACCAAGAGCAAAAATAATAGTTGAACCAGACTTATTTAGAGGCGAACCAGAAGCACAAAAATATACACAAAGAAAACCTGGCGACCCTTTTAAAGAAAGACAATTTGAATTTTTAAAAGATAGAACTGCACGATTAGGAAAATCATTAGGAGATAAGTTTAGGGACGCAATAGCAGATTTTAAAGCATTACCAAAGGCAGAAAAAAAAGCAAAATTAAAAAAAATGGCAACATTTAAAACCAGTTATATTACACCAGAAGAAGTTGATAAAGCAAAAACAGTATCAAGTTTGGAAGCATTATATCTTCAAAATCTTGTAGGAGTTCAGCAATATCAAGAAGGACAACAATTAGGAGTTCCAATTCAAACATTAGAAGGAACAGAATTAGGTGTTGACCAACCACCTCCAAAACCAAAAAAAACAAGACGTAGTAAATCTGCTGAACGAGCAGAACCTAAACCAAAACCACCAGTAAACCCTCTTGATTTAGCAGACCAACCTAAAAAACGAGGCAGACCTAAAAAAGAACCATTTAAACCACAAATATTAAGTCTTGAAGAAGCAGAAAAAAGAGGTATAAAACCACCAAAAGGAGCAAAATCAAAACCAGGTATAAGTGTAAGTAGCGAACCACTTGCCCCTCTTATATTACCACAACTTTTACAACCTGAAATATATGGAACACCCGAAGAAAAACCAAAATCTAAAAAACTTACACCAAAATTGTTAAAAACACCACCTACAAGTCCAGAACGAAAAGAAGAATTAAAAAAAGAAAGGTCTCCAAAAAAACCACTAGCAAAACCAATACCAAAAATGTTAAAATCAAAGGTTACACCAGTAGAAGCAGAAAAAGAAAAATTACTTGAAGAATTAAAAGCAGAGGTGTCGCCAAAACTTAAACCAAAAGTATCACGAATTCAAGAATTAGACAGTGAAGACGAAGACGAGCATGACGCAGAAACAGCAGCACTTTTTGCAAAATTACCTAAACAACGACCTTCCGCACAAGTTGTAGAAACAAAAATAACACCTACAAAAGAAGAACGAAAAAAAGCAATGGAAGAACGAAAAGCAGCAGCAGCAGCAAAAAAAGAAAAAGCAGCAAAAGCAAAAGAATTAAGCGACGAAGAAGAAGAACAAGACGAAGAAGACGCAGCACTTTTTGCAAAATTATTTTCAAAAAAACCAGCAGCGGAAACAATAGAACCAAAAAGACCAGCAGCGGAAACAATAGAACCAAAAATAACACTTACAAAAGAAGAAAGAAAAGCAGCAGCAGACGCAAGAATAGCAGAAGCAGCACGAAAAAAGAAAGAACAAGAAGGTGTAGAACGAAGAAAAGCAAAGTTTCTTGCTGATAGAGCAAAAGCAGAAGCAGCACGTGCAGAAGCGGCAGCAAAATATGCCGAAGAACAAGCAGGTATAGAACGAAGAAAGGCAAAGTTTCTTGCTGATAGAGCAAAACATATTGAAAAACAAGAAACTAAGAGCATGGGTGAAGAAGACACATTATCTACTTCTATAAGAAACAAAGAAAAAGCAAAAATAGAAGCAGAATTAAAACAAATACAAGAAGCAGAAAAAAGAGCAGAAGAAAAGAAAGCACGAGCAGAGGCAAGAGCAGCAGCAGATTTAAAAAAAATACAAGAAGCAGAAGCAGAGGCAAAAGCAAAGGAAGAGCGATTAGCAGAAATAGCACGAAAAAAAGCAGAAGCGGCAGCAAAAGAAGAACAAGCAAAAGCAGACAAAGAAGCAGACGAAAAAAGAGCAAAAGAAGCAAAAGCAAAAATAAACGCAAAACGAGAATACAAAGCATACAAAGATTTACAAGAAATAACAGAAGACGCAAAACGAGAATATGTAGCAAAACTTAAAAAAGAAAAAGCAGACGCAGACAAAGCATTAAAAGAAGCAAAGTCAAAAGAAGGAGCAGCAGAAAGAGGAAAAGCACTTGCCGCAGCAAAAGCAAAACGAGAAGAAAAAGCAAGACTAAAAAAAGAAGAAGAAGACGCAAGAAAAGCAGCAGACGCAGAGGCATATCGTCAATTAGAAGAAAGACGACAATTAATAACAAAAGGAGCAGCAACAACAATAACAAGTAAACTAAAAGCAATAAATGAAGGTCAAAAAACAAGAGCAAAACTTGCAAAAACACAAGAAGAAAGGGAAAGTGCTTTTGGAGATTTACAATTAAAAGCATTACAGGCAAAAGCAAAAGAAGCAGGAAAAGAAGCAACCAAAGAAAAACTAAAACAAAGTATAGAAGAACGACAAGCAGAAGTAAGACAATCACGAGAAACAAGACAATCAAAAGAACCTACTCTTAAACTTGAACCAAGAATTAAAGCAAAAGCAAATGTAGCAGAGGCACAACGCAAAGCACAAGAAGATAGAAAAAAATGGGAAGAAAAAATAAAAGAAAAACATGAAAAGGCACAGCAAGCAAAAGAAGCAGAAAAAGCAGAAAGAGAAAAACTTAAAGGCGTAAGAAGTAAAGCGGCAACCGAAGCAAGACAACGAGCAAAAGACATAAAATTAGCAGCAGCAGAAGAAGAACGACAAATGGAAGAAGCAGCAATAGAAGCAGAGAGATTACGAAGAATAGAATTAGATTTATTAGTATCAGCAGAAGAATTAAGACAAGCAGAAGAAAAAAGAGTAGCAAATGAAGTATTAGAAGCAAGATTAAAAGCAGAAGAACAAGAGGGTGAAGAAAGCGAAAAAGAAGGTGCTAAAAAAACAGTAGCACCAAGAGGCAGAAAAGTGACCAAAGAAGAAACCGAAGCAAGAGCAAGACGAAAAAAGTCATTAGAAGATAAAAAAAAACAGGCACAAGCAAGATACGAAGCAGCACAAGAAGCAGAACGATTAGAAAACGAAAAATTAAGAGCAGAAATAGAAGAAAGAATTGCAAAAAGGGAAAAAAGTCAATATCCTTTAACAGAAAAAGACAAAGAAAAAATGAGAAATCCTGATTATTTAGATTTTTATAAAAAACAAAAAGAAAAAAGACGAAAAGAGGACGAGGAATACGAAGCAAGATTAAAAGAAGAAGAAGCAATGAAAAAAGCACAGGCAAATCAAGCAGAAATAAAATCATTAGTAAAAGCAAGAAAACCTGCTACTGAACCAAGTGAAGAAGAATTAGCAGCAAAAGAAAGATACGAAGCAGAACAAAAATCAGCAGAAAAATTAGCAAAAGCAAAATTAGCAGAAGAACAAAAAAGACAACAAAAAATAGATAAATTAACAGCACAGTTTATAAAAGAAGGAGAAACAAATGAAAGTATTGCAGAAGATTTAAAAAAAGTTATTAGTGAATTAGAAAAAAACATACAAAGTGAAAAAGAAAAACTCAAACGAGATAAAACAGAAGAAAAACGAACACGTAGAGAAGCAACTATACAAAGATTAACAGAAAATCTTGAAAGACAAGAAAGAAGATTAGAAGATTTCACATTTGAAAAAGGTATAGAAAGTGCCGCAGCACGACGCAGCAAAGAAATAGACAAAAAAGAAGAAAAAAAAGCAGCAAAAAAAGCAGACGAAAAAAGAAAAGAAGCAATTGCAGAAACAGAAGAAGAAACAAGACAGCGTCAATTTAGATTAGCAACTGGGTCAGTTGACGAACTTTATGAGAGTGATTTTAAACCTTATTTTGAAGCATTAGGTATTAACAGTTTAGAAGAGTTTAAACAATTAAAAAGACCATTGAGAGACGAAATATTGTCTTTAACAAGACAAGAAATACGAGGTCGTGTTGGTAAAAGAGACGTAGATAGATTAGAACGATTAGAACAAAAAGTAGCAAAATCAAAAGCAAAAAAAGCACCAAAAGAAAAAAGCGAAGAAGAACAAGCACAAGAAAAACAAGAAGCAATAAAACGCTTAGCAGAAGTAAGACGAAAAAAACAACCACAGCAAACTTTATTACAAAGAGCATTAGAAATGGAAAGAGAAGCAGAAGAAAGAGCAGAACAACGATTAGGTGAAAAAAAAGCAGGTAAATATGGTGATAGACAAGTAGAACGAGCAAAAGCAAAAGCAGCAAAAGCACAAGAAACAGAAGGTGCGGCAGCAGCAGAACCAACCGTAAGCAAAAGTTCAATTAGAGAAAAACTATTAAAAATAGCAAACATACCAAGAAGTAGTTATGCCGCAGACAGTGAATTTAAAAAAGAAATAGACCAAGAAGTAAACCGTATTGCTTCTTTATCTGGTGAATTGTCAAAACACCAAATAGAATTTAACAAAGAACGAGCAGCACAATTAGGAGACAAGTATAGAGCATTAAAGGATTTAGAAGAAACTGGTTCAGTAGTGTCTATTGGTGCTGAAAGCACAGAAAGTGCAAGAGCACCGAAACAGAAAGGAGCAAGGCATGTTACACAAGAATTATCCAGACTAAACGCCGTAAATGAAGCAAGAGATTTTATTCCAGGAGAACCATTAGGTCCTGAAAGTCCGCAAGGAAGAGGCGAAGGATTACCATACGGACGAGCAAAAGGCATGGGTGATTTAAGCGACGGCGATTATTCAAGCGACAGCGACCAAGAAGAAAAATTATCTCATTATACATATATAATGCCTTCTTCTCCAATATTGCGACGGGGGTTTCGGCACCCTGCTATGGCAAGTCCAGGAATGAGCGACCATTTACACCCTAATGCAGCAGCAAATATCCACGCATTTAGCGGAGGTCTTTTACGGACACAACCAACCGACACACGATACAGGCAACCAATAAATCTAAGTCGGTCTCGGTCTCCAAGTCCTGACGACATGCGAGGAATGGGTATGAGTGGGTGTGGTAAAAGTCTTAAAGAAAAAATGGAAAAAGTATATCATAAAGCAGTGCCAAAGTCTCTTCGTCCAGCAGTAGAAGACCTTGGCGAAGCAGCAGTAGATTATGCTGTAAATAGCAAGAAAGTTAAAGCAAAAAGGCAAGACGTAAGAGACGATTACAATAAAGCAGTTCCTCAATCTCTTAAAGAACCAATAAAAGACCTTGCCGTAGCAAGTGGTAAATACGCAAAGCGTCAGTCTGGTTTTGGTCTTAAAAAGGGCAGTGAAGAGGCAAGAAAATTTATGGCGGCATTACGTGCGAGGAAAGGTAAGAAAATGAAGGGCGGCAAAATACCAGCACCTCCTTCTCGCAGTCCTATAACTGACCCGTCTCTCTTGTAAATAATTATATAATTGATTTAAATATATAATATATATATATTTAAATGGAAACTCCTGACCAAAAAATAGATAAATGGCAAAAAGAATATTACAAGAAATGGTATGCGGAAAACAAAGAACGAGTGCTAAAAGGTGCTACGGAATACCACAAAAAGCACCCAGAGAAACATAATGCAGCACAAAAGAAGTGGATTGAAAAGAATAAAGAGCATTTTATGGCGTATCAAAAGGAGTTTAGGGAAAAGAATGCTGAAAAACTTAAAGAGTATCGGCGGCAATACTGGATAAAAAAGAAAGAAAAACTCAAAGAACAATCTCAATCAAATCCGCAACAGGAATTTGATAATTTACCACAGGCATAATAGCACCGCCAGCACGAGGTCGGCACACAGTTTTAAGACCAAATTGCTCTTCATATTTGGTAAATCGTTCAAAGTCAAATTTAATGTAGCACAACTTATCTTCAAAATTAAATACAAATATAATATCCAAGTCGTTCATATTAAAACACTTACCAACTGGGATAAGTGTAGTAGGGTAAGTATTTTTAAGACACCGCCTACTCTTAATCTCGTATGCGGTTTTAGGATTATTGTAAGACAAAGCGTCATACTGACTAAACTGTGCCTCCGTTTTGTAAATTCCATTATCATTAAAGTATTGTTGTAATTTTAATATAACGGGTTCTTCACGCTCTGTCCCATATTCAATATCCATATTTAAAACATTCATTTTATACATTATAATATAATACTTATTTATATTAAAATATAATCTAATTTAATTATTAAGGATTAATTAAAAATTGATATAAAAAATATATTAGTATAGTATATAAAATGAACGCTTACATTAAAGAAAAACGACCAAAACTCAGCGAAAGTTCCGTAAAAACATACAATTCCACACTGTCTCCGCTGTATAAGCGTATATGGACGGAAGACAAAGAAATTGACCCAGAGAAGTTTGCAACTAATGTAGATATGGTATTGGATTTTTGTAAAGATATTGACCCAAAATACCGAAGGACAATCATGGCGGCACTTGTAGTAATAACAGGTGATAATAAGTATAGGGAGCAAATGTGGAAAGATAAGGAAATTACTGAAAAGAAATTACAAGACCAAACAAAGACAGAAGAACAAAAGGAAAATTGGGTTGAGACAGACGATATTAGTGCTATTTGGGAGCAGTTGAAAAAGAACGCACTATCTACTTATAAAAAGAAGGAGTTTAATCCTACGGACTTACAGGAGATACAGAAATATGTATTGGTTTCTCTTATGGGTGGGATATATATATCACCAAGAAGAGCAAAGGACTATTTTGATTTTAAAATAAAAAATATTAATAGAGAGACAGACAATTATATAGATAAGAATGAATTGGTTTTTAACTCATATAAAACTTCTAAAACATACGGAGAACAGCGAGTTCCAATGCCAAAAGAGTTAAAATCACTCCTTACTAAATGGATTAAAATTAACCCAACTGAGTATCTTTTCTTTGATTACAACAGCAATCAACTTGACGCTATTAAAATGAACCAGCGACTGAATGCCATTTTTAAAAAAAAGGTAGGCATTAACCAACTCCGCAAGACTTACTTGTCTGGAAAATACGCTCATACTATACAAACAGAAAAAGATAAAAAAGAAGATATGGAAAGTATGGGTAGTTCAGTTGGAGTTCAAAAGCATTATATTAAGGAATAACAACTGTCTTCTTCTTGCGAGGTTTCTTTACAGGCATTTCTACTTTGCATTCTATAACAAGAGGGGTCTCAACTTTAACCTCTTCGGCGGGTTTAACGTCTTCAACAACAGGCGACACGCTTTCCTCCTCACTGCTACTCTTTTCAACTTTGATAGGTTTAATATAAGTTTCTTTGGCAAGTTTCATTGCCTCCCTATAAGAGATTTTTTGTTCGGCAGCAATCTTTTTTACGTGGTCAGTAAAGGCAGTCATTCTATATATATTACCTAAATAAAAAATATGTAATATATGACGCATTAAAATACTTATGCTTCGCCACAAGAGCAAATGTCCCAACCTTCTATTGGACATTCGCACTTCCAGCACATAGGCGAACACGCTTTACAAATGAAAGTAGCAGCGTATCCATTGCCTGCTGCCGAAAGCAAGGCACACGGTTTATTTTGAGAACAATCGTAGCATATCTCATTCTCGTAAAGAATGTTCTCATTGGTCGCCTGAGCATTGTTGGAGGTGTTGGAGGTCGCCATTGTTGTTTGTTGTTTGTCTAATAAATATAAAATTTAATTCATTTCAATTTTTTTTTATTCTATTTTGGACACTACTTCACGAGCGGTTTTAAGCATTTCTTCGTTAATTTCTGTTTCCTCGCAGTCAAAGAACATATCTTCATTGTATAATTCGTCTTTTTCTGGAATACATATTTTGAGTTCGTGTGGTCGCTTGAATGCGTCGTTTTCCGTTTGGTCTCTGTCAACAATTTTCTCAAACTCAATGCCACCAACATAATTTTCGTCCTTGTCGCAATACATTAACTCGTCCCACTTGCAATATAAGCGACCTTCGTCAACATTGTCAGGAACAATCCACACAGAAACTTTTTCAACCAAATATCTTGCCCGAACAACCTTGTATCCCGCAGGAGTTGTTTTTGGCATAGTGCTTACATAATTGTCTTCAAGGCAATTGTCGCCGTTTTCCCAAAGCACAACTGATTTTTCAAGTCCCGCCATTGCTGATTTGTTGTTTGTTGTATAAAAAATATGGAATATATATCAATTCAATTTTATTTTAATGTGTTGCCTTGTGTCGTTTCCAGTCTGCTTTTTGACACTCTGTCCCGCAGTAGTAGTCTTTCTTACAAGTAGAGCATTTTTTCCACGACCCTTGTTTCGCACACACAACACAAGTATTCATAAGTTTTCTATGCCGTCCTAATTTATCAGCGATTTCTTCGGGGATTACCAAAAATCCATTGTCATTGTCGTTCTTGATTACTTTCAATATAAGTAGAGCGGCAACGTCCAAATACCAAAGAGTAATGGATTGCTTGAATTGGTCGCCCCAATGGCGAACAACGTCACGAAGAGTAATTTCTGTTCCAATTTCAAACGCACTTGCGAGGTCTTTTTCCATACTATCAAGTTGTGATTTATAGTCTTGTATTTGGGTCTTAACACTTACACCATTTTTAAGACCCAATTTAATCATATCCCTCGCATGTTCCATAATTTCGTCTATTTCAATAAGCATTTGAACAGGAGTGCCGTTGTAGAACGCAAGGATTGCCGCCATTGTTGTTTGTTGGTTGTTGTATAAAAAATATAGAATATATTTCATTTCAATTTTATTTAAACTACACCATATACTCCCTCAGTTATAGCAATATCCATTGAATTAGTTTTATCTGCTATAACTGAATTGTATTTGTCTGTATTCAAATTAGACGAATGATTGTGTTTATAATGCTGTGCGTCATTACATACAGAACATTTTTTTTTATGAAGTTTAATCCATATTCGTAAAGCACTTTTGCTTTTAAATGATAAACTATCGTCGTGGCAAGCGACACGAAGAGTGTGGATTTGAGTGCGACGATACTCCATTGTTGGTTGTTGTATAAAAAATATATAAATTAAAACCATTTCAATTTTATTTTAATCCCATAACATATTTGTATGTAGCGTCCCGATTGTGTTCGCTTTTGAAACAATATATAATTCCGCTGACAAGATATGCTGTGTCAAATCCAAAACCAAGCGGGTCAAGTTGAGGGTTCTTTTCCTCAATAGGGTCTTGAATGACCAAAATATACCAATCTTCGCCTTGTATTTTTTTGGTGACATTATTGTATGGTTCTATCTTCAATACGCCTTGCACTCGTTGCCTCCGCCATATTTTCATTTGGTCTTTTAAATTGTCGTTAGTTCCGTGCATGACTTCCTTGACTTTGATATGCCAAAAGAAGAATGTTTCACCCTTCTGTCGGTCGGCAAGGACAGATTTAAGAAGGGCAACTTGGTCGGTGCGAGCAAGGAAAGTCATTGTTGTTGTTTGTTGTTGTATAAAAAATATAGAATATATTTCAATTCAATTTTATTAGCACCTTTTATTTATTTTCAATTCGTCAATTTCTTTCAAATATGTTTTTATATAGGTGTCAGGATTGAGACGAGTAATTTTCTCCGCAGTTGTTGGGACTGATTTATTAGTAAAGTCCTGAGTAACTCGTTCGCAATCACACAAAACACACTTTTTCTTGTGTAGGCGAAACCACATTTCCAGTTGCTTTGCTGAGGAAAAATGTTTTACTTCTGCCGAGCAAGGCAAGTTGCACGCAGCAACTTCCTTCATAATTTTTGGACCAGTAGGCGGCATTGTGTTGTTGTATAAAAAATATATGATTAAAACCATTTCAATTTTATAGACGCTAATGGGTTTCCCCAAAAATCAAATCTATTCCTCTTCCTCTTCGCTGTCGCTGTCAAGAGAAGTGTCCGCACTGCTTGCCGAAGAAGCACGAGAACTTTCACGGGACTTGCGTTCTGTAATAATGCCCGCCAGTCCAGAAGTCTTGACTGCTGCCGCAAGGCGAGGGGCAAGCGGTTTTGGCACAAAAACTAACTCGCCTTTCTTCTTGGTCTCAGCAAAATCTATGGAGAACCGCTCATCTGTAATTTCAAACCAACCCTTATAAGACATGGGTTCTTTGCCGTTTTTATGATTGACGCTCCCAGCAAATTTATTGTTCTCCGTGAAGTGTGCCTTAGAAATGTTGCCCCTCTTGTTCTCGTAGTCGTCAATGTGAGTATATACGCCCACGTCCGCAGACATACATTGTATCCACTGCTTGCCTTCAAGCGAGTTGTAGTATTCCCAGAGTTCGTCCTCACTCTTTGCTGCCTTGATTACAAATGCTTGTGCTGCCTCAAAGTTTGCAGACACCTTTTTGAGAGTGGTGTTGCGGGCAGCAATCTTGCCGACAAGTTCCTTCTCCTTTGTGGTAAGGGAAGCAAATGGTTTGTTGGAAGCGGACATTTTTCGGTTGAGAGTTTGGTTGAATGTTTGGTTGCTTATTACAGCGTTGTTGAATGTTTCAAAAAAGTAAAAATCCATTTCAATTTTTTTGTATGTTTATAAATCGGCGACTTTAAAAAGACTTAGCAATTTTGAAGACATTTTAAAATAAAAATTGAAACGTTTTAAAACAATTATAAAACCTCAACAACAAGCAATCAAACCAACTCAATCCAATCAATCCAACTCAATCCAACAATGTTTCTTATCAACGTTTTAATTGGAGGAAAGAAATACCTTATGGACGAAAAGACCTATAAAGTATATAATTTGGACGGAAGCGAAGCAACGCATATAAAGAAATGCGAAGAAGGCGACGAAGACCTTCCTTGCGAAGACGACGAAGACGACGAATATGACGGAAACGAAGTCTTTTCTTGCGACGAAGACGAAGACGAAGACGAAGACGAAGACGAAGACGAAGACGAAGACGAAGACGAATAAATTATTATAGAATTGATATTCCTTACTGTTTAGGATTGCTTCTATAAATTATATATTTTTTTATATATAGAAGTATTAAGACAACTGAAAAAGATATGTAGTCTATAACCCCGAAATAAAATCTTCAATCTAATTTTTTCTTTTTCCTTTAACTCTTTAAAAAAGTAATAATAGGATAGTAGGGTATT